GAGTTCGACGCCATTGACTGAAAGTTTTATTCGATTATCGGGTGCCGTGAGGACGCTGCCCGCGGTTGTGTTCGAGGACGCGATGAATTTCACTGGGTGATTGAACGTCAACTCTTGTGTGAGTTCGTAGGAGGGTGCGGTCGATTGAATTTGATACATGAGCATGTGAATCGTTTGTCCGGCGATTTGTGCTCTTTCGATGGCGTCGAGGAAATAATAATTGCTGTGACATTCCCACGTGTAGTTTCCGGCGGAAGGTCCCCAACGAATTCTCAGTTCAACTTCCTGATACGCGAGGGCGCACATGGGAATCGCCGATTCCACGGCTTCGCAAAAAAAGAATCGCAAGGGATAAAACCACGAGGACCGACCCCCCGGTCCGAGAGAACCTTTCGAGACGTTTTTGGCAAACATATCCAACGCGATGTTTTGTGAAAAATCGGAGGTTTGTTCATCAATGACCTGTCCCCCGACGACGAGCTGCACGCTCTCGATGAGTTGAGTCCAGTCAGAAATTTCAAAAGTCGTGGTTCCATCGTCTACGGTGAAATAGGTGTATCCGAGGAGGTCGCCATTACGAGCGAGTGTGATGGAGGAATATGCGTTTGATTTCACGGCTCCTTGAATCTGTTGTTTCTCCACAGATTGTGCGAAAGGGGTGTGTCTTTTATAAGAAGCAGAAAAGTGACTCATTTCTGGTTCGCTCGAGATCCATTCATCTTGAGCGCCCAGGCACACGAGTTGGGCGATGCCAGCAGACATCTCTGTTACAATAGATTAAGAAAAATTAAAGATTCGGTCTCCTGCAAACAAAACGAAGGACAAAAAAATTCGCTCCCGAATCTGAGGAATTTTTAATGGTGTTCCCATTTTGGTCCAACAACCTCACCGACAACTTATCGATGCGACGAATGGGATCGATGTATTGAACAGCGATCGGGTAGTTGTCCTTAAACGTGACCAAACTATTTCCACTCACGTGCGTCGCCGTGTCGGTGATGATGCTTCCGAAAGAACTGCGAACCACCGAGATGTTACCCTGGCCTGTGTGCACATTCGACGTGCCGGGAATGGCGGCGCGGTCGTTGAAGTGCGTGTCGAGTTCGTCGATGGAGAGATAGAGGTGTTCGGTCTGAACATTCGTGTGCACGTGCGCGGCCAAAAGTCTGGCTTGCACGACGTTTCGAAGTGGGTTTTGTAAGTGCGCGACAAACGTGTTCGCGCTGGCCTGACCAACGCTGTCTAACGTTATCGTGTGATATTCGTAGGCGAGGTCGGGAATCGTCGAATCCGATGTTACCAATGCCATTTTATATTAGATACTTAGATAATTTCGTAGTCGGCTTGCTCGCGCACCAATTTTTCGGCACCGCACACACCGCCCGGTCTACGCATGGAATACGTGCTTTCGCCTTCTAACCCACTCCCGGCCACACACTTGACATCGTACGGGAGGTCGAACAGAGAACCTTCGTTCTTCGCCTTGATGACCAAAGGCATTGGTTCGTAATAACTGCGCGCCGTGGTGATGACACAAATCACAACCAGTAGGAACGCAATCGCGGACAGGGCGCTGCGGTTGACTCGGTTGAGGTTGAACATTTTTATAATACATATTGAGAAAATAATTAGTAAAGTGCGTTAAAGAATTTAATTACTTTTAAAGGTAGTACATTAGATGGAAGAAATCGTGCTGGACCGCGGCGAAACTAATGTGATGAAACTCGATGATGATGAACAACGACTTATGGATGAAATTCAAATTTCAGCCCCACGGCCGAAGAAGGCGCCGAGACCTGGTCAGAACTTCAGACCGCGACCCCCGCCTGCGATGGAACACCAGGAAGAGATCGATGCGTTCGTGAATCCGTACAAGCAAACCGAACAGCAGCCGCAAGAAGCCCCGCAGTACTTTGACGAGGACGAAGGCGAAGACTACGATGTCAACGTTGACGACGGCGGTGGTGGAGGGCACCACCAGTCGTACCAGGAGGAGCAGCCGTCGAAGGGGTATAACTCGATAGACGAGGAAAAGAGTGACCTCCTTAACAAGTTGGCGAGGTTGGAACGTAAGGGGTTTAACGTGAACAAGCGATTGAACGCGTACAGCTCGGTCGAAGAGCTACGAAGCGAGTACAAGCGGATCACGTACACGATCGATGTTGACCAAAGTATTAAATTTAGCCGAAGAGCTCTCATGGCTTCTGTTACCGGTTTGGAGTTTCTTAATAAGCGGTATAATCCGTTTGAGCTCCAACTCGATGGCTGGTCTGAGAGTATCATGGAAAATTTGGACGACTATGATGGAGTGTTTGAGGAATTACATGTTAAGTATGGCGAAAAGATGCAGGTTGCGCCCGAAATCAAGCTCATGATGATGGTCGGTGGTTCTGCCATGATGTTCCACTTGACGAACTCCATGTTCAAGGCGGCGATTCCGAACATTCAGGATGTGTTGAAGCAGAATCCCGGATTGACCCAAAGTATGGTCCAAGCTGTTCAAAACACCAAGCCGAGAAGCCAGGCGCCCAGTCCCACCGATGGTTCCTACGAGATGCAAGGGCCTGGGATTGATATCAGTAGTTTGATGGGTAACATCATGATGCCACCGCCACCGCCGATGAACAGCTCTCCGCCCGTGATGCAAGAACCTCTCGTGGATGACGTCGAAGATGACATCTCTGACATCGTCGTCGAGGACTTCTTGGAGGGTGAAGATGTGGAAGAAAGTGACGTCAAGGAGGTAAACGTTCAGGAAAAGGAAAAACCGAAGAAACGGGGTCGCAAGAAGAAGACAGAAATAAATCTTTAGTAACTATAACACAGGATGATGGCATTAAGTATGTGCCCTTTGGAGGAGGAGGCGCCAATTGTTCGCGCCCCTCCCCAGAAACAGGACAAAAACCCGCCTCGCGCGGTTCCGACGATGGAGGAAGAAACTGAGTGTAACTACGTCATTCTTTTCTTCATCGTTGGAGTCATCGTGCTCGCATTGCTCGATGCTGCATAAAATACTTACTCTCCCACGAGTATTCCTCGTGGTAAAGTTAGTACGTATAAGAAGCTTTAGTGGTTGTGTTTGCTTTAATATTCAACAACTTTCCCCCAGAAGCGGTCATCATCTCTATGTAAAAGTCATAGTAATAGGCCGTCACCGCGAGACCACCTCTCGGTGACGTGTTGTGCGGAACGACGGAGAGCGTCGTCGCCGATGTCGTGACGTTTTGTTTCCATGGATATGGATTCGTACCAGAAAATATGTTTTTTGTGCCAATCGCGATTGGAATCGTCGATGTTTGCGTGTTATCGGTGTGCCCACCTTGCACTTCCAAGACCATCGTGGACAGGTATTTGCCATCAGCGGCGTAGCGCAACATTGCTGTGATTTTCGCATAAAACGCACCTTTGTCAAATGTGAGAATAATATTTTTACCTTCGCTATCCAAGACACTGAATGTGGTGCTGTATTGTTTTTTAGCGAACGCACTCGAGTTGAAAATAGTACCACCCGCGACGTGAAGCGGTGCCAGTGGCGACACGACACCGATACCAACAGCGTCACCGAATTCGATGCGCCCACCAAATATGATGTCGTCCTCTACCGTCAATGAACCCTGTACGACGACGTTCCCCCCACCTGGGTACAGGTATAAATCGTTATCATCTTTGTTCATGTAAACATTGGAAACCCCTGTGGATGTTTTAAAATTCACGATGGCGTTGCTCGTCGTGTGTTCAACGAGGAGATTACTCTTGTACAGGTGAAGATTCGCGGTGGGTTGGGATGTGCCTATACCGACGTTACCATTTTTAATGATTGAAAGAGCGTCCACCTGTGTGTTGTTATTTAAATAACCTATGACCACACTATTACTCGTCGAACCTTTTTGTGCTCTCATGAAACCCCCGTATCCATCGTTTGTCGTGATTTGCATCGCCGTGTATTTAGACGCACTCACACCGGGTGGTGATTGAATGTTCACGAGTGTGACGTCGCTCTCGGCATCGTCGTAGACGAGTAAGGTGTGTGCCGGGTTTATCGCACTTTCACCGCTATTCACGAGGACTTTGCCATCGTTTTGAATTCGTAGCCGTTCGAAGTCACCAGTCTCACCGAAACGGAAAGACACGTCACTCTGTAATAATGATTTAAATAAGTTTTTACCACTCGATGTCTCCGAAAGAATGTGTAAATTTGATGTATCCAAAAAATTGTTTTCTTTTATTTTAATGTTCCCTTCCACATACAAACGGGTATCCGTGGCGAGGTCGTCTTCGGTGGAGTTGATGAGCACGCGTCGCTCTTTTTCAATACTGAGCACTGGGCGAACAAAATAATCGATGGCACCGATATCCGCGGCATCATCCAAAATGTCATCGACGTTACCACTCGTGATAGGACTCGCGGCGCTGTATGTGTTGAACACGTGTCTGGCCGCGATGTGTCGAATTTGGTCTGGACCATCGCTCCCCTCGGAGTTGTCTGTTTTAAATAAAACGAGTTCAGTTCTTCCCTGCGTACCATAGGTTTTTTCTCGAAAGAAAGTTTCATCCGTGCTGTCACTGCCAGCGGTGACACCCTTGAAGGAGAGTTTATTTCCAATCCTGACGTCTCCGTCGACGTGTAACTGGTCCGTGGGGTCGTTCACGTTAATCCCAACTTTACCGGATGCGTCTATGACAAATCTGGTCGCCGTACCTAACGCAGAGGCATCGTTTGCAATTTTAAATTTAGAGTTGTCCCCGAATGCTCCACCGACCGACCAACCCGTCGTCGCACCCGTCGTGACTTTGTAGCTACTGAACGCGTCCCCACCGGCATCATTTACCTCCATACACATGATTGCATCCTCGTTATCCACGTCGTTCGCGTTGTAGACTAAAATACCATTGGTTCTTGGATTTTCAGAACCAGAGGCACGAACTTCCAGTTTCGCGACGGGCGTGTGCGTTCCTATGCCCACGAGACCATCGGAGAGAAAAGTCATGATGACGTTTGATGTGGCGTAATCATTGTGCGCTAAATTTAAATCTAACCGAGTTCTCGATGTGTCGTTGAGGATGGTGTGTTTACCCACAGACAAACTCGCCCGTGCCCCTTGTGTGGTGCCCGTGGTCGCGTCTCTGCACATTTGTAAGACTGGTCTCATGTCATCCGCGACGTTCGCGAGTCTCGTGTTTGTGATTGTCATCGGGCACGATTCGTGGTAAAAGTTATTTCTCGCGGTTACTTGCGAGTTCACGAAAACATTTCCAGTGACCTGCAGGCCCAGGGGTTGGGGCGTGCTCGTACCTATACCAACTCTACCAGACTCTAATATCGTCATCTTTGGATTTCCCATCACACCCGTAGAACTCACGTGCACGTTGAATCCTTTGCCACTGAGTACGCGACTTTGTAGATACGTGTGTCCCAAAGATGGGTCCACGTAGGACCGCATTCCGGTGTTACCCCCCCACGGGTCACCCAGCGTAATCGCATTACTCCCGACGACGTGCACGCTTCCACCTATCGTGAGATTTGCCGACGGGTTTGTGTTTGCGATACCAATCATGCCACGAGCATTCATCACGAGACGTTCGGTATTTTTAGTCTTCAACTTGATGAACTGCTTCGCGACATCGGTCGCGCCGGACGATAGTTCTATGACACTCACGTTAGCCGCGACTGCCCCAGCTTTGAGCACGAGCGAATTATTTGTGTTGTCCGAGCCATAATCATCCGCGTGCACGACGATGCCCCCCGTGGATTTAATGTAATTGTCCTGGTTCGAGTCGATGTTCGACTTCCCACCGAGGCGCACATCACCACCAACGTGAAGGGCTTCATCGGGGCTATACTGACGAATGCCTATTTTATCTAAAGCCATGAATCTTTCGCTCACCACGTTGCCGTGAAACATGGCCAGGTTCGCGCCGACTTCATGCATGTGAATGTTTGAGCCTATGCAAAGCGTGTGCACGGGGTTTGTGTTTGCGATACCAATTCTGTCTGTCGCAAAAAGTGTCGTAAACGCCGCGCGTCCATCAACCTGAAAAATATTTGAGGCGGTGTCGTCGACGACAACGTTAGAGCCCAAATTAAATCCATGACCAAACGTCATGCGTTCGGCGTAAATGTTCCCTAGAACGTTGAGGACATTAGACGCCGTGTCGTGCGCCCATAGGTTTGCGCCCACGTTTAAGTGATGCACGGGATTTACATTCCCCGCACCGATGTTGTGTATCGTGTACACGTTCCCATACACGCGAACATCCACGTTTGAATTTTGAAGAACATTGATGTTATCATCTTCGGGACCTGAGATTGTTCGACCAACCTTAATTTCCCCGGGATTTGGAAAGTACCCAATAAAAACATTTGAAGGGTCTTGGTGAAATAAAACAGCGGTGTCGAACGTCCCGGAGTCGTTTCCAGAGCCGACTTCTAAAATAGCGTTCGTCACAGACAAGTTTTCTTGACGCCCATAGATGGATGTGTCTGTGACGTATACGTTTCCTTCGACGTACAGGTTGCCGTACACCGTTATGTCACCTGTTGTATCTACGTTGCCAGTCACGGCGAGCACTGGGTCACCCACATCGTTAATCACTAAGTTTGCGCCGAATTCAAGGCCCTCCTCGATTGTAATCTTAGTGGCGGTGATGTTACCAGTCAGTGCGAGGTCACCCGAAGCACTGATGCCCTGGGATATGATTAAATTCGCACACGAAACGTTACCTTCCGCGACGAGTAAGTGTGCCCCTTGACTATCGACGTACACGCGCTGTCCCGTCTCGTTGACCTGGAAAGGGAAGACGGCCGATGTCGTGTTCACGCCGAGTTGGGTGCTCACAAACGCCTGTTCTAACTCTGTACGCTTTTTGACGTAAAGGGTTGTGGCACCCTCGTCATTCATCCACAAGTTCGAGCCTAGGTCAAAGTTATGTATCGGATAAAGGTTTGAGATGCCAATGTTCGACGTGAATACATTCGATGCTTCTAAATCACCGGTAAAAATATTTTGCTCCACTTGGTTACTCAAGTCCTCTGTGGGACGCTGAGGGTCCAACCGAACAAGAGTGACCTGGTCAAATTTACCCGTACTCCCTAAGAAGACCATATTCTACTTTAACTTCCGAATAAAATTCCACCTAAACCATCCTTCAATCGGAGCACGTTGTACGAAACTGCGATGATATGTAAGTCCTGGTTACTCGGTCTCGCCGACCCTTTCTCGGCTCCACGGAGGATAAGTTTTGCTGAGTCAAGACGTGAAAAGTTCGTCGTACCAGTCGGGAAATATTCCGATGCATTCAGACCGAAGTGATACGCGAAGAACCGGGTGTAAAACGGATTCGAGTTATCGTTGTTGAATTCACTATTACCAAAGCACGATTTCAAATAGTTTTGAACCGTGTGGAAATATGTGGGTGTCATTTTTTCAAATAAAATTTGACCATTCAAAAGAATGTCGGCTTCTCTGAACGTGAAACGATCGGTCTCTTTGTTATTTAACATTGCGTTGAAACCAAAAAAGATTGATTTCACTGGGTGCGAAAAATAGGACATGTCCACGTTGTTGTAACCACCAGTTTGAACGATGTTGTCGACCACCGTTTCCAATGGTGCCCTGATGGATTGTACTTGTGTCACTAATAAATCCACTTGTCGACTGACCAGTTGTTCTCTCTCACGAGTATCAAGGTACACGAAGTTCGCGTACACTTTCAAACTTTTCTGAGCCTGCGTGCGCCCATAATCCGAAAAATGTGTCGCTTTAAAATTTACTTTAACCTCAACTTCGTGATAGGCCAGACAGCAGAGAGGTAAAAATGCTTTGTGGTCGCAGAAAAAGAAATGAAGGGGTTGAAAATTCGTATCCGTCGTCGACACTTTGTTGTTAATTTGCGTACTCTTCGTGTACGTGT